AACAGGCGACTATGCCGAAGACCTGGCTGCCGCCATGCTCGCCTCCACGCTCGGCATTGATTTCGATATCGATGAAAGCTGGGATGAAAAGAAGGAAATATTCAAAATCAGCGGGAAGATCGTTACTACCCGCAACATCACCCAGTCGACCATTGTCAAAAACAACTGGTATACAACCGTCGTTGCTGCCGCCGTTTTTATTTTCTAGCCGCCCGACGCGTTTTACCAAATAACTCCTTGACAAACACTCATGGTGGTGGTTTAAGACCCATCTGTCTTGATGCACATATATCGCGGGGTGGAGCAGTTTGGTAGCTCGTTGGGCTCATAACCCAAAGGTCAGAGGTTCAAATCCTCTCCCCGCTACCAATAAAAACAAGGGGTTAGGCGAAATGCTTAACCCCTTTTAAATTCTCGTGCTACCCTGTATGCTACCCGGAGAGGGGGACAAAACCGACAAATTGGCGGATTTGCAAGACTGACAAAATTCCGAAATTCGTAAATTTACAGATGTGACAAAACGGAATTAATTTCCGATTTGCAAGCGCGACAAATGTAACTCTAATTTACATTTGCAAGACACGCTTGTTACGTTTCGACAGGGTAATTGACGGGGCCATACTCCCCCGGGGAAAAATAGTTGGATCGCTCCAGCTCGAGTATTTTAAAAACCTTGATCATCGCCGCCTCCGCTTCCCTTTGCACCCTCAGGAGTGTGTGCGCTCGAGTGAGCCCGGATCGCTCCGAAGTCACAGCCAACCCCTCCCGGGCAATTATCGCCGCTGCTGCTTCGGCCTGGTCAAAAGCCCGGAGCCCTTGAAGCAATAAAGCCCGTTGGCCGGGTGTCCTGACCGACGTGTCACAGTAATAATTAAAAACGGCCTTGGCCTTTTTTGATAAAGTTTCCATTTTTCACCTCCTGCCACTTTTAGCTTTTTTCTTGCCCATTTTTTTTTGTGCGAGTTTTAAAATGCGGGTGCCCTCCCCGCTATTGTCTTTTCACCTCTGTGAAGGCGAAACCGGCCCCTATACCTTCATATACCTTGCCTCGAGATCGTCGCTCCTGCGCAATCCTGGCGCGTCGTTTTTACAAAAGGGGGGGCGCCCTGTCGGGATCCAGGGCACCCGCCGGAGGCAGCCGCCGCCCATGGGTCTATGAGGGCCTTAGAACTTGCCTGGCGCCGTTACCGGGTAGCCAACCCATGACCGCCCCTTTTTTTCATCATCACCTCTCCTCCAACACAACGAACGGACTAACCGTCGTCACCCCGTCGGCCAACGTCAAAGGCTCATCCCACAAAGGCTGTCCATCGTGACGTTCGATCAAACGCGCGAGCAACTCATCAGTCTCAAAAGCAACGTGTATGCTAACGTCAAACCTCATTTCCGACCTGAGCCCAATTACATATTGAGAAAAGTCGGCAAGTAATATGTCGCCCTTGCTGCCAAGCGGTTCAGTCTTTTCGGTAAAGATCACGGGCCTTGTCAACATTGTGAATTGTCCGTTGCTCTCGTTCATGACGGGAATTGCAGTTCCTCCCACGCCGATAGCCAGCGATAGCGTCAATAGTTGAGGGATCGTGCTTTGGTGACATATCCACACCGAATTTTTAAACGAACCCGGATACATTCTTGACATCATCTTTGTTAAATTCTCATACATGATCGTGCCCGCTTTTTGCCCGGCTTCTTTCGGCACCGTGACCAGGCAGTCAGACTCTAAAATGCCCAGGGGTTCGCCCGCGCCGGAGCCTTTGAGGAAGGCCTTGTCGCGATACCACGAGAGGCCCTTCCCGCAAATTTGCACAATTTGATTTTCACCCCCTGGTATGTCCGCCGCAAGTTCACCGGAAAACCTGATCAGGCCTGTAAGCTTTTTCGCATTAAGCTCCATTTGCCGCGTCTTCGGGTCTCGTTCGTTTATCGTCCCGGTCTCCGCAACGTAGGACGCTGTAAAGCCGCCCAACAGCGCGCTAGCATGGCTACCAATAACCATAGCGGGAATTTTTATTGAATTCGATTTCATGGGCTGGACGAATGCCCGGGGCATAACGATTTCATTTTCTAGCGACACGTTATGTATTTGACTTGCGAACTCGACGGGCACCAGGAAACCGCCGTCCGCCGGCGTTGTTTCGTTCATTGCCCTGATCGTGAGCCCCGGATGGTGCCGCCCTGAAAAGACTGCCTGAAAGAAGTTTGTCTTCTTGTCGGGCCATTGGTAGCCGTCCCGCCCGTAAAGATTTTTGTAGCTCTTTGCCTCTACAGGCCCGCGCAAAGCATAGCCTCCAGGTGTCGCGCCGATCGCGCCGCTGCCGTGAATACCGGACGACATTGTTTCGGGCCCAGGGTAGGGCAAAGCCCGTTCATAACGGTCAGCGCGCTCAGACAAGCTCTCCCTGAATTTTCTATACTCCGGAGTCAGCGGTGTTGGGTCCGAATCAACAGCAGCGATCATCTCACGCGCAATTTGTATTTGTTCTTTTATGTCATCAACTTTCAAAATTTCGTTTGGGTTTATTTCTATACTCATTTTTTAATTCTCCTTTAAATTATTTAATTACTGGCCCCGCCCACCGCGCCGCCTCCCACAGCTCCGGCAAACGTTTCGCCGGGCAACCTTCAACCCTTTTGCAAGCCTCCCGCTTGATCATGGCTTGGACGCGTCCCACGTCGCAAACACAAAGGGTTTTAAGCCGCCTGACTTGCCCTCGCAGCCTCCCACCGCTTGAGGGCCAACGGCTATATATCCAGGGGCAACCGCCCCGGAAATATCTTTTAAATTTACTCCTCATCGTTTTCAATAATACTCGCCAAATCACGCAGCGCCCTGATAACCTCTTTATCTGCTATCGACGGATGCAAGCAAAAAAAAGTATTTAAGGTTTTTTCTAAATGCATAAATAATTTTAAGTAGCCCCCCTCGGGTTCGCGCCCCAGGCGGAAGCGGTTAATTATCGCGACCGCCTCTTTTGTTTTTGGTTTTAATTCACAAATGCGCAGCGCAACGGCCTTTAAAGTTTCATCGTTTGGTATTCTCCCCAGGGCCGCAAGTATTGACCATTTCACAGCCCCGGGCACCCCGGCATCAGCTTTTTTAAAATCAGCGAGCCACAAGAAGCGCGAGTCTTGCCGCAGCAAACTTGAAGCCCGCTGCCTATACATCACCTCGGACATGCCCCTGTAGGTTTTAACCTCGGGAAATAAATTGCTCATCCCGCGCCGGTACTCTTCACTAAATACCGGGGGCCGGCCTCTTTTCTTTTCGGAAGCGGCTTCCATTATCCACATCCCTATTGCACCGTAAAAAACTTTTCATGCATTTGGCACTTGCGCGCCTCCTCAAATATACCGTCACAGACTTTTTGCATTTCGGCTATGGCGTGCCAGTTTCTTTGTGATAGCATTGCAGCGACCATCTCCCCCAGGTAAACGACCGAAGCCGCCGCCCCACGCTCCGCCAACGGCATTTGCTCGACCATTTGCTTCAATTCCTCTTGCGTTTTTTTAATTTTCTCCATGTTGTTTTTCATTTCCACGCCTCCTGTTAAAATGGAATTTCCGACAAGGTTTCAAAACATGAATCCCGCTTTTCGATCGCTGGCACCCAGCGCAAGCGATCTTCATCGTTTAAGAGTTCCCGGGTTCCGCGATAAAAATGTGATAGCCTACGATGCGCGGCCAGGTACTCATCATCGACTTGCTTTAGCAAATCACGAATTGTGTAATAGCAACTGAAGTAACAATTGGCTTGCTCAAAAAAAAGTTTCTCACCGAGCGCGATCTCGATCAGCTCTTTAGTAAGGTACGCGAACTCGACTATTTGTTGGTTACTCAGTTTCACTTCCCTTTCGTTAAACCTTAGTTCATCACTTGCCGCTTTTGTTTCCATGTCATTCTCTCCCTTCTCATGTAGAATAAACGCACCATGTATGGCTCTAATATTTATTCTTCACTCTAGCGAACCGTGTCAAATAGTTGACGTATGCAACCATAGCACGCGGTTTGTTATTTAATTTCAGTAAATTACGTTGTTTTTTCATAATTTTCACTAGTTCGCAGTACCGAACTGGCCTTTTTGCAAAATGTCGTCGCAGCTTCGCTTAACCGAACAAGACAGCTTCGGAGAAGCGAAGTTACTTTTATCTGCTCGTTTCAAATTCTCTCTGATGTGAAAGTGAGCGGGCAGTACTTTTCGCTTTTCCATTTTGACAAAGTCGGGCTTACCGTACCTACGCCAACGCTCGGAGTACCTATAAACAGAATAGTCGTTTTTCGTTTCGCTCTTGCGGTACCAGCCGCCCTGGTACTCGATATCGAGAAAACCAACCTCAACAAGTTTTTTTATGCCCTGCCAAAACTGCGTGCGCCCGCAAAGGCCTAGCGAGACGGCTTCAGAGTATGGAAAGATAAAACCGCAGTCCGTATAGGCGGTGACTTTTTTTCTGCCGACCTTTTTCGTTTCCCATTTTCTTTTCTGCAAGCAGCGCATTAGGATAAGAATGTTCGACGGTGATCTTGATATTGCCTTAAATGCGGGCGAATAAAACAAATCAGCCTCGATCCAAATGTTGTTTTTGATCAGCAATTTTTTTGGAATGTCCTTCATCATTGGCCTTCTACGCGCTCAAAGCGCTTAACCCTTGTGTTCATATGCCTAAAAAGTTTTCGTGCCGCTAGAGACCTCAAGCTTCACGCTGTCAATGGTTTTGACGGGGTTCGCAAAAAGATAAGACTCGATGTCCTCCGGACGATAAACGATCCTTCCGCGACCGGCTCCGACGCGGTAAAACTTCGGCCCGCGCTTTTGAGATCGCCAATTGGCAAGAGTTCCGACGCAACCCAGGCCTGGATAGCGCTGCACTGCAAGCTCGGGGGTCAATGTTCTTTCCTTAATCATGAGCAAATCTCCTCTTGAATTTTGTCCCATGATACGAAATTATTTTTTCTTACTATAGTGAAGGCAATTAAGTTTTTTCGGTGTTGAAGTTACACCATTGAAGGGGGGGGGGGGAAGGGTTTAGCTTCTGCGTTTCGCCGCTTCGCGTACTAGGTGAAAGCTTCGCAAATCGTCCGGCGCTTCTGAGTCATCTTTTAAAAACCGCCTTGGCTTGTCCTCAAAAAACACATCCAATATTTTGCATAAAATGCCGTCCTTGTAGATTGTGACATCGATTTTGTGCTGCTCGAGTAGTTCCCATAGCTCCAATGTTAAACCCAGTAAAAAGGGGGCGCGCCTGCTAAAGCGTACCTCTCGGGCCTCGGCATTGCGGCAAGACGCCTTCAAACGGGTTAAACCAGATCGAATCTCAAAAACATTTGGCCCGCCCCACTCGATAAGCTGCCGCTCCATACGAGTTAACTTTGACAATTTTTTTTCGAGGGCCTTGCTGATCGACTCGATTTCTTTCATATTGTCTCGAAACTGCATTTTACCTTTTGGCTTTGAATAATGTTTGATGGTTTGCTGATGGGAGTCAAATACTTCTAAGATAGCATCGACAACGTCTTCAGGCAGATCGAGTTCACTTAATTTGTTTTTCATGTTCGCCCCTCAATTTCGATAATCGTCTTTTGATCGCCCAGGGCCGCCAAAGCTGCTACCGCGTCCCGCTTGTGATCCGGGCTCAAATGTGCATACCGCTCGCTCATGCTGATTGACCGATGGCCCATTAGCTTTGCAATGGTATAAATCGGGGTGCCCTGGATTGCTAACCATGATGCGAATGTGTGCCTTAACGTATGGAAAACCACCCTTTGACGGGCGTCTTTAGTCCCATCATTTAGCCCCAGACGCTCAACGGCTCGCTGAAATGCGTTTGAAACTTCCTTGATTTTTCCGCCGCTGCTATCGGTGAAAATAAAAGCGTCCGGTGCCTGTGCCGGTAACATTCGACGCTTTAGCATACCCCTTACAGGTTCCGTCATGGGGGCATATCGGGTGTCTTTATTTTTCGTGTCCCTTAGCGCTACGAGGCCGTTTTTAAAGTCAACGTCCTGTACCCTTAGGTTAAAGATTTCCGACGCCCTGGCCCCCGTATGGAGTGAAAACAGGGCGATGTCATGCAGCCTCGGATCATCAAGTTTTTTGGGTGTTTTGGTTCGGGGGTTTTGCTCTAGCTCGGTTAACAACCTGTCAGCTTCCTCAATAGACAAAAAACGATCTCTAGCATTTCGGACGGTGGGCATCTTAACCCTTTTTACCGGGTTCGGCCCCGCGTACATATCCCAGTCCGCGGCCCGGTTAAACATTGCTCTGAGAAGTCCCAGGCAATGAGAAACCGTTTTGGGGGTTAGTCCGGCTTGTGTCATTTCGGATTTCATGCGCTCCAGGTCGAAAGGTGATATTTCGTCAAGACGCTTATCATCGAAACGATCTTTCAAGTGGTTCTCATATCGGCTCTTGTCCTCGATCCCTTTTCGGTTTTTGTTTTCTGAGGCCCAGGCAAGATATTTTTCCGCCAAAACTTGAAACGTGATCGCCTTCTTTTTTTGCTGCGGCAAATCCTCTCCATGCTGCAATGCAATTATCCGTTCGTTCCTGATCCGCCTTGCAAGTTCAGATGAGTAGCCTTGCGACTTCCAACCTATTTTTTCCCATATCTTTTTTCCGTCTTGTTTGTAGGAAATGTCAAAAACAATATCGGGGGTTCCGACAACCCTTTCAGCGCTGCGCTGATACACCCCTTCAAACTGCGTCCGGTGCCGCTTTGTCCTCTCTGAATAACCTCTTTTTTTGGCCGCCATTTTTCAACCCTCCCGGTTCTCGTGCTACCCTGTATGCTACCCCCTGGAGTGATATTTGGTTATTTTGAATGAATTTAAGCCCAAACGTCACTTGTGTAAGTGGTATAATTTAAATATATAATTATGTCAAATTATTTTTTATTAGAAGGGTAGCACAGGCCACAGAATGGGCTCATAACCCAAAGGTCAGAGGTTCAAATCCTCTCCCCGCTACCAATAAAATCAAGGGGTTGGCGAATAATTGCTAACCCCTTATTTTTTCGCTTCCAACCACTTTTCCAATCTGTAATGCGGAAATACAGTCGCTTAGATTATCATACGCTTTCTTATCTCTTCTGATGTCACGCCTTCGTGAACGGGTTTTTCTTTAGTGGCCGTCTTGTGCCTTTCTTTTCAATATACCCAGAGATTTAAAAAGAGGCTGAGCTTCATACAGGGGTGAAGCGGCGGCTCTCTGGTAAACAAGATACGGGGCCTGGCCGCCATCGGCAGGATCGGGGAAAATGTCATGAAATACCAGGAAGCCGCCTGCGACAACGTGTCGGGACCAGATTTCATAATCGCTCAGAACCGTGTCATAGGCGTGTCCTCCGTCAATGAAAACCAGTCCGAGTTTTGTGCTCCAGGCGCGACCGATAATCTCCGAGCGGCCAACGATCGGTATCACCGTGTCGCCAAGGTCGAAATCATCGATTGCTTGGCGGAAAAACCCAAGTGTGTTGATTTTTCCTGTTTCTTTGTCCAGCAGTTCAGGGTCGAAATATTCCTCGCCCGGCTGCTGCTCTTCCGAACCGGAATGATGGTCGATCGAAAATAAGACGGCGTTATTTTCTTTGCAGGCTGTTCCAATGAAAACAGCCGATTTGCCGCAGTAACTGCCTATTTCCAGGCATGGAGCCAGCCTTGCGGCTTCGCCGGCCAGAAGATAAAGGCGTCTTGCCTCTTCTTCATCGAGAAACCCCTTTATCTTCGATACTTTCTCTAAATCGATTTTCAAATCCAACCGCCTTTTTGAAGGTTTATACTCATAAAACGCGGATATGTTATTTTCAAGTATAATATGAATCAAAATTATTTTGTTTTTCTGATTTTCAGCTTGATAACATCTATATATAGTGGTATGGTTCATTTTAACCACAATATATTGGGTAGTGGACTGTTTATTTTTCTGCAACAGGAAGTTATCTTGTGTCAAATAATCATGGAGGGGCTTTAATGAATACGAAAATCCGCAAGCGTGACGGCCGTGTTGTCCGGTTCGATGCCGAAAAAATCACCAATGCCATCGCCAAAGCCGGATCGGCAACGCAAGAATTCGACGTAAAGGAGGCGCGCAAGCTGACCATCAAAGTACTCAACCTCGCTTCGCAATTTTTCAACGGGGAAATTCCCGAGGTAGAAGAGATACAAGACATTGTCGAAGAGGTTCTCCTGCAGTCCCCCTACCGCAAGACAGCCAAAGCCTATATTATTTATCGCGACCAACACTCGCGTCTGCGGGATATTACAAATAAAATGGAAGTGGCTCTGGTGGATCAATATCTGAAAAAAGCCGACTGGAAGGTAAATGAAAACAGCAATATGGACTATTCACTTCAGGGGCTCAACAACTATATTTCATCGGAAGTGAGCAAGGTTTACTGGCTCAACGAAATCTATACGCCGGAAATACGACGTGCGCATACGGAGGGTGATTTTCATATTCATGATTTGAGCCTGCTGTCCGTTTACTGCGTGGGTTGGGATCTGTATGACCTGCTTGTGCAGGGATTTCGAGGTGTGGCCGGCAAGGTGGAAAGCAAGCCTGCCAAGCATCTGCGCAGCGCTCTGGGGCAGGTGGTCAATTTCTTCTACACCCTGCAAGGCGAGGCGGCCGGCGCACAGGCTTTTTCCAATTTTGATACACTCCTGGCTCCTTTTATCCGCTACGACGGCCTGAGCATCAAAGAAATCAAGCAGGCGCTGCAGGAGTTTATTTTCAACATCAACGTACCCACCCGCGTAGGTTTCCAGACGCCTTTCACCAATGTGACGCTTGATCTTACGGTTCCACGCTATTTGGCCGATCAGCCTGTCATTATCGGCGGTAGTCCGCAAAAGGAGACATACGGAGAATTCCAGAAAGAACTGGACCTTTTCAACCGCGCGTTTTTGCAGGTAATGGCCGAAGGTGATGCCAAAGGGAGGGTCTTCACCTTCCCGATTCCGACCTACAATGTCACCAGAGACTTTGACTGGGACAATCCCGAAATGGCCGACCTGTGGGAAATGACGGCCAAATACGGAGTTCCCTATTTTTCCAATTTCATCAATTCCGACATGAACCCCGAGGATGCGCGAAGCATGTGCTGCCGTCTGCGCATCGACAATCGCGAGCTGCAGGTGAGGGGGGGTGGGCTTTTCGGCTCCAACCCGCTTACCGGCTCCATCGGTGTGATAACCATCAATATGCCGCGCATCGGCTATCAGTCCGCGACCAAGGCGGAGTTTATAAACAGGCTGGCCAGGCTGATGGATACGGCCAAAGAAAGCCTGGAAACCAAACGTAAGGTTTTGGAAAAATTCACCGACGGCAACCTGTATCCATACACAAAGTATTATCTGCGCAACGTCAAAGAGCGTTTCAACGAATACTGGAAAAATCATTTTTCCACTATCGGTTTGGTAGGGATGAATGAGGCATGCCTCAACCTGTTGAAAACCGGTATCGCCTCGGAGGAGGGCCAGGAATTTACAAAAGAAGTACTCGACTTCATGCGCAACCGCCTGATCGACTACCAGAAGGAAACGGGCAATAATTATAATCTGGAATCGACGCCGGCGGAAGGAACCTCCTATCGCCTGGCGCGCATCGACCGCGCAAAATACCCGGATATTGTTACGGCAAGCGGCGGCGAAACGAAAGAGGCGGAGCCCTACTACACCAACTCCACTCAACTGCCCGTAAACCACACGGACGATATTTTTGAAGCACTGGATCTGCAAGATGAGATTCAGACCCGCTACACGGGCGGCACGGTATTTCATGCCTTTGCCGGTGAACGCGTGGATGACCCGGAGGCCGTCAAAACGCTGGTGCGCAGGATATGCTCCAATTATCATCTGCCCTACCTTACATTCACTCCGACGTTCAGTGTCTGCCCGTCGCACGGCTATATCAAAGGAGAGATGCAAACATGTCCGTCGTGCAACGACACCTGTGAGGTTTATTCACGGGTGGTCGGCTATCTCAGGCCGGTAAAACAGTGGAACAAGGGCAAACAGGAGGAATTCAGCGCGAGGCAGGTTTACCGTTTTCAGTAAACAAAAACCGGCGCGTTTGTAGTCAATGGTGAAACGGTCTTATGAAAAT